GGTGCATTATTAATACATGAACGGGCGGTGATGGGCCGCACGGAATGGAAGGAACTGAGATGCTTTCGCGTAATTCGAGGATTACTGAGAACCGTTTTCATCGCGATTCAGTAGGCTGCACCGCTACATATATTAACCCAAATATTATCCACAAACTTAAAATTCTTAACGCCACGATTACACCAAAACTTTATACGTTTAGAGCGACAGTGCCAGGATATTATGTTGAGTGGTTTTATAATATGAATACAGCAACCTATGGATTCATTTCAGGCGCCACTAATGCAATAGTGTTTAGGGGCAACGGCGACCTTGATTCACTGTGCAGCGAATTTGAGCGCATGTTTGGCTACGACGCTTAAAGGATTCAATCATGTGGGAAAACATTAATGGCGAACTTATTTGGATTGACAAGGAAATGGGTTGGCAGGAAAATGAACGATACAATTCTGTTGATATTCATCCGGTTTGTACTTGTGGTGACGTGCGGCGTCATGGTGATCGGCTTACTGCGCGCGGCGTTGCTGTCGGTGTGGCTGGGGGTATGATTGTGGCTAAGGCTGCACCGAGGATTGGGAGCTGGTTGTTGTGGATTGCATGCCTCATTTTTATTGCGATGGTCATGTTGTAAGTTTTCCGCAAATTTTTAGGGTTAGGAAATACAATAACTCCCTAGATTATAGAACACACAATGTGCTTCGATACGAAACAACTGATACACACACATTTGTTTATCGAATGATGCGAAGTAATGAAGGGGTTGTTGTTAGAGTAACAGAATCAGATATTGTTGCACAAAACGATCGACTAGATGCTTATAAGTACATGCATTTCCCTGCACACACCCCGATCAACAAAGTTGTGTGCGAGATGCTCACTAAAACGAATTCGTTGGTTGTCCTAGACGATAATCCCGAATCGGTTGAGCAACCACTATTTTAGACTCCCGGCTGGACGGGTATTACCAGAACTGAATTGAAAGTAGCCATACGAAAGGAAAAGATCATGGCTGTTGTTTACTCCTCTCTCTCTGACGACTTTGCTGGTAAGAAGGCTTTCTTTACTGCTCAGAATTCTGCTGTTTCTTTCAAGGAACTGCGCGGCAAGAAGATCGAGATCAAGGATATTGTCATTACTGAGGATGACGTGGTTGACACGGACACTGGCGAGGTTGAGACTCGTCGGACTATCACGGTGATTGACAAGGACGGAAACGCTTACGGTACTTCGTCTCAGACGGTTGTGGCGCAGATTCAGCGGCTTGTGGATATTCTGGGTGACGTTAAGTCGTGGCCGGAGCCGGTGGCTGTTGAGATCGGGTCCGCTAAGTCTGCTCGGGGTCGTGAGTACACGACGGTAACGCTGGCCTGACGGACGCTGTAGGATACTAGTTGCCCCCTGTCCCCTTGGGGGGCAGGGGGTGATTGGTTTGGTTAAGTCGCACTGGGGTAAGCATTATCGGTCGTTTAAGCGTGGTGCGAAGCATGTTCGGAATACTGCGGCTGATATTCGGGATTTTGTTGGTGGGCTTGATTTTAGTCCTTTGCCGGATACCTTGTCTGAGGAACAGGGTAAGGTTAAGGTCAAGTCGGCTAAGGCGAGTGCGACGGAGCAGCATCGCTCTGATTTGAATAGGGCGCGCGATTTGTTGCAGGTTGAGCGCGATCGGGCTGTGCGTAAGATGTATAGGATGGCGACTAGTGATGATGGGGCGGATATTCGTGGGACGAAGTATGATCCTTTGGGTAAGTCGGCTGTTGGGAAGGTGACGTTGAAGAATGCGGCGCGAGAACTTGAGCGTCTTAGCGAGTTTAATAATTCTGATAGTGTTTGGTATTATTCTGACCGTAAAGGTAATCCCATTTCTGCTAAAGATGTTCGTCGCTATCGCGATGCTGTGCGTCGTTATAATGAGGATATTGACGCTTATGAACGCAGTGTAGCGGGAACTAAATTGCCCTACATGGGTGATGTTACTGTTGGCGATTGGATTAGAGATTTTAGACCGTCTAGATCTTATTTGCCTGGTGGCTCGCATTATGCGCTTGAGAGAATGAACCCTGATAAGCGCACCGTGAATTTTGAGTCTGCCGAAGCGATGCGTGAGAAAACGAAAGTTGTTTTGGATAGCCTTAGCAAGGCGGCAAAGCAAGAGAAATTGACTGCCGCTAAACAACAGATTGCTGCAATGCTTGATGTTATTGGCGACCCCGAACTATTCGATATTCTTACTGACATTCCTGATGATGTTTTGTGGTTAATGTGGACTGTAAATGGCGATTTCGCTAACCAACTTTCACTTATGTACGAAGCGGCGAAAGAAGGATATTTTGATCGACGGAGGGCGGGCTACGATCTTTGGTATGACGATGTAGAGGAAGCCGACTCTAGCATTAAATCTCTACTTAAAGAGATAAAGCAAGTTAACATTAAACCGGAGGATGATTTCAGTGGTTCGCCAATCAACAAGCGCAAGACCCGTAAGGGCCGGCGCTAGGCGTAGCCACAAGAAAGTTCCATCGTTTTGTGCGGATTTTGAGACAACAACGGTTGAGGATGATTGCCGCGTTTGGTCTTGGGGCATTATTCAGGTTGGAAAACTTCAGAATTATGTTGACGGGACTACTATTGACGGTTTCATGTCTCACATTGCCGAACGCGCGGCACATATTTATTTTCACAACCTTGCCTTTGATGGCACATTCATTCTTGATTGGTTGTTGAAGCATGGATATAAATGGGTGAAAGAAAATCCCGGCGTTAAGGAATTTACTTCCTTGATTTCTCGGATGGGCAAGTATTATTCAATCACGGTTGTTTTTGAAACGGGATATAGGGTTGAATTCAGAGATTCATTCAAGAAACTGCCAATGTCGGTCGAAGCAATTGCTAAAGCATTTAATTTGCATGACCAGAAACTTGAGATTGATTATGAAAAGCACAGGCCAATAGGGTATATTCCAACAGAACAAGAAAAGCGATATCAGCGAAACGATGTGGCAATTGTAGCGCAAGCGCTTGAAGTTCAGTTTGAAGAGAAAATGACTAAACTGACAGCTGGTAGCGATTCGCTTGCAACATACAAGAAAATGACGGGGAAACTGTTTATTCGACGATTTCCAATTCTTTCACCCGAGATCGACACTGAAATACGCAAGGCATATCGCGGAGGATTCACCTACGCGGACCCAAGATTTTCTAAGAAACTGAACGGCGAAGGTAGTGTGTATGACGTTAATTCGCTGTATCCCTCAGTAATGCGAACAGCACTACTTCCCTACGGCGACCCGATTTATTCAGACGGTGCTCCGCGAACAAATCGACCGCTTTACATTGCTTCAATCACATTTACAGCGAAACTAAAACCAAATCATATTCCTTGCATACAGATTAAGAAGAATCTTTCTTTTAATCCAACACAATACCTAGAAGAAGTAAAAGAACCTACAACTGTTGTAGCAACAAATATTGATATTGAATTATGGAAAAATCATTATGATTTAAAAATCTATTCATGGAACGGGACATTCGAGTTTCGTGGTTCACACGGATTTTTCGATAAATATGTTGACCATTTTATGGAAATTAAAAAGAACAGTACTGGCGGGCTAAGGCAAATTGCTAAACTACACCTGAACAGTTTGTATGGAAAGTTTGCAACTAATCCTGACATTACTGGGAAACATCCCACCTTGAAAGATAATCGCGTATCGTTGGTAATGAATGAACCTGAAATGCGGGACCCTGTTTATACGCCAATGGGCGTATTCATTACAGCATATGCAAGGAAGAAAACGATTAGTGCCGCACAAGATAATTATGAAACATTCGCATATGCCGACACAGATTCTCTACACCTTATCGGTCCCACGACTCCCCCAGATTCCTTGTGGGTCGATCCGGTAGAACTAGGGGCTTGGAAGCATGAGAGTTCTTTCACAAAATCGGTCTATATTCGAGCGAAGCAATATGCGGAGGAAATTGATGGTAAACTTGACGTACACATTGCGGGCATGCCCCGCAACGTCGCAACAACATTGACTTTGAATGACATGTTGACTGGCGGCACTTGGAATGGTAAACTAATTCCTGTAAGAGTCCCCGGGGGAACGATCCTCAGGGACACAACATTCACATTGAAGATTGATTAAGGTTGGTAATCATGGCACGTCCTGTTTCTACTCACAGCACTGTTAAGTTCCGTCTCCCTAAGTCCGTTCAGGCGGACCTGACTGAGGCTCACTGGCTTCTGCGCAAGGATGAGTCGGATATTGTCACTGAGGCCGTTATCGAGTATCTGGCGAAGAATGCTCCCAAGTCCGGGAAGTAATTTCTGACTAATTGCTGGGGAGCAACCTAATGAACTGGGCCCGGCTTAGTTGGGTAGCAGCCCTCGGGATTGCTTTCGGATGATTGGGTATTTATGGTAGGCTAGGAACGTAGGTTCCTAGCCTACCGTTTTAGGAGGAATTATGGCACTAAGTGATGCTGAGAAGAATGCGCTTAAGGGACTGAACCCCGACGGCTCCCCCATGAACGAGGAGCAGCGAAAGGCCAATAAGGCCAAGGTTGACGCCAAGAACGCTGAATCCAGTAAACAGGATAAGGCTGAGCACAGCGGACGTTCGCTTACTGAGCGGCGCCTTGAAGGTGATCCGCAACAATCTATGGATGATGCTCAGACACGGAACAAGGCGGCTAAGGACCTCACGCCGCAGCAGCGCGAGGAATCCGGCATGACCGGCAATGATGTCTTTGACCCCGGCGACAGCGATGGGGACAAGAAAGCGGTTTCCCCCGACGATGGGAACATGTTCGAGGGAGCCCCGAAGGACCCGGCAGACGTTGACCGCTTCAAGGACACTAAGGCGGCGTGGAAGCATCTCACGGACGTGTTCGGGGAAAAGGTTTCTGCATTGCAGGCAGAACTTGAGAACCGTCTTGGTGAACAACTAACACCCACGGACAGGGAGACAGATAATCCGTTCGCTGGGGACGATGTTCCGACGTCTAAGGAAATGACCTTGGATGACGTTAAACAGGCGGCCGAGAGCACGAAGGATGACGCCAAGGCGGTGCTCAAGGGAGTTGGCGACGTGGGTGGCGCTGCGGTTGAGTTGGGTGGTACTGCTGCGAAGGATGCGGGTAATGCTATAGTGGATGGTATGGGCATTGACCGAAAGGCGGCCGCAACTACCGGAAGAACGCTTGCCGGTCTTTCAGGACTGTTTTCTAGCAGCGATTCAGGGAATGATAAGGTTCCCGATTCCAATTGGAAGCCTAAGTCAATTAATGAACTATTTAAGGGGAAGTGACAATGCCACAGTTGCGTGACGACACCACAAACGTTGATATTCTTAATGCCATTCGCAGCGACGCTCGAATGGATTATCAGACAATGGTTCCTGAGGCCACTAAGGCCAATATTCAGGAAACCATTGCGGGAATTATGTCTGACAACATTACTCGTAATGAATTTATGTCGTCTCTGATTAACCGTATTGGTTCTACCATTGTTCGGGATATTTCCTGGAGGAATCCGCTTGCGGTATTCAAGCAGGGCATGATGTCTTTCGGTGACACTATCGAGGAAGTTCACCTTGACTTTATCAAGCCGACGATTTATGAGGAACAGCGCGATTATCTCGAGCGTGATGTGTTCGGACAGGCACCTCCCCCGTCGAAGAGTGCTTTCCACACGATTAACCGTAAGGAGAAGTTTAAGATCACGATTAATCGTGATGTGCTTCGCCGTGCATTTCTCTCTGATAACGGTCTTTCTGAGATGGTTTCTCAGATTATGGCCGTGGCCGCTTCGTCTGACCAGTGGTCTGAGTTCCTTAGCATGACTAAGTTGTTCAAGACCTTTGATGATAAGTTCGGCTTTTATCGGATGCAGATTTCTGATATGAATTCGTTCGAGCCGGATAAGGCTAAGGTCGACGCTGCGCTTAAGGCGCTCAGGGTTGCTGCGAATAAGATGCAGTACCCGACTCCTGCATTTAACAGCGCCGCTGTGCACTCGTTTGCCCGCCCCGAGGACCTAGTGCTTATTGCGACGCCCGAGTTTAAGGCGAACGTTGACGTGACGTCTCTGTCCGCCGCGTTTAACCGCAGTGATGCTGAGGCGCCGTCTCACATCATTACTGTTCCGGGTGAGGCGCTGGGGATGGCTGATACGTCGGCTATTCTGACCAGCAAGCAGTTCTTCGTGATTAAGGACATTCTGCTTGAGAACCGGAGTATTTCTAACCCCGAGGGCCTTTATGACAACTACTGGTTGCATCACTGGTCGGTCATGAGCGCTTCGCCGTTTACCCCGGCTATTGCGTTCGGGACTAAGCAGAACACGGTTGTGGTGACGCCTAAGGCTGAGACGAATGCTGAGATTAGCGCGCTGATTGTGAGTAGGCCGGATGGTACTCAGTCGACGATCATGCCGCCCGCGGCGGTGCGTCAGGCCAGTATCCAGTGGAAGACGGCGCCCGCGAATAAGGGTTACGCTACTGACTGGTATATCAAGAACGCCAAGTCTAAGGGAACAAAGATTTCTAACGATGGTGTTCTTACCATCGGACCGGACGAGCCTGAGGCTTTCCTTACGCTTGGTGTGAATGTTGACACTAAGGGCACGGATGGCAACAAGCCCCTGACTAAGGAGATTAGTATTCAGGTTAAGAAGTAGTCTCGAATAAATAGAACCGGGCGTCCACTAGGGCGCCCGGTTCTGCTATACTTGCGATGAAGGAGGATGATATGTCTGAAATTTATGCTATGCCCCCTGAGACTCGAGCGGGTCTTTCATTTGATTATTCTGTATGGTCTGCCGGCTCGGTTATTACGATGGTTAATGTGCCTTTCGATAACACGTATCGGGACATTGTTGACTGGAAATCGTATGGACACACACCTTACGCCTATGTTAAGTCTTTTAATAACCTGCATAAGGTTGAGATTAGTCAGATGACTTATCTTGCGCAGGGTAAGCCAATTCGTATTCCTACGCCTTTCACTAAGGCGAATCAGTACAATTATGTGATGGTAGAAAACCCCGGACGCCCGGTTAACAACATTGGTTTTGAGGGCTATACGCCTAGCGTGTTTTTCTATTTTATCACTAGTATTGATTACATTGCACCGAACACAACTCAGTTGACGCTGCAACTTGATGTTTGGACAACCTATTACCAGCGCATTAATTTTGGTCGTAGTTATCTCGAGCGCGGACATATGGGCATCGCTGCAACTGATTCGTTTGATAATTATGGTAAGAATTGGTTGACGCAACCTGAGGGTTTGGATATGGGCTCTGAGCACCAGATTATTCGGACCTATCGTCGAATGCTTGCTGACGTTAATAATTATGATTATGTTGTGATTGTTACTTCTACAACAAAACTTGACGCCAATAATGGTTACGGTGACGAAAACAATCCCCGCGTATCTATGGCCACTTCCTCGCGAACTGAAGGAATCCCTAACGGTACCGAAATTTATGCGTGCACTGCATCTAATTTTAAATCCGGTATGGAGGGGCTTCGTTATTACCCTTGGGTTGCGCAGGGAATTGGGTCAATCACCATTGTCCCTAAAGATGTTGTTGACTTAAATGCCGGCGACAAAGTTAAGGTTGGTGAGAAAACAGGACAAGGAACATGGACATGGTTATCCGACAGCAGTGTTTACATTAATCGTAATTATTCGTTGACTGACGCTAGTTTTAGGAATGAATTTCTTTCGTTACTTCCTAAGGAGTATCGGGAACTTAAGAAATTCGTGACATCACCATACTGTATTGTCGAGTTGACAACATATTCAGGGAATCCCGTTGAATTTCGCCCTGAGTCTATTCGTACCGCTGGAATCAACATTAATCAATATGCCCATGTTGTGCCACCCAATCCGTCCCTGTTTTTCACTATCCGGGACTACAACACAATCACCGAATCCGTGATTGTTGAGCGCCGTGCAGGCAAGGTGACTAACGAGTATGGAGAGGGTTGGGATATGTGCACCGGATACACGTCTCTCCCCACGTTCTCGGCCGTCAACAATTCCTCGCTGAACGCACTTGCTTCGTCGGCGCACACCGCGGCGGCTCAGGTGAATAACGCGAAGTGGCAGCAGCAGCGTGCTCAGCGTGCAGCGACGGCGGCGCGGGATGTGGCTAATGCGGGTATTGCTGCGACTCAGGCTGGGGCCGAGAATTCTATGTGGGGTAATTCTGCGATGGCTGATTCGCAGTCTCGCTACAACAACATGAGGGCTACCGTTCAGGCGACTCAGGGCGCTATGACGGCACTTGGCGGGGTTATGGGGCTGAATGGTTCGGCGGCTGGTGCTGGTATTGGACAGGCGGCTACGGCTGGTGTTTCTGCGATGATTAATAATTCTCAGGCACAGTCGACGGCGAATATTCAGAATCAGTTGGCTAGTGGTGCTTCACAGATTTCTCAGCAGCAGCAGAGAACTGTGCGGGATACTAATTATGAATTGGCTCAGTTCGCGGCTAATGGGGACTATGAGGCGGCTATCGCGTCAATTAATGGTCAACGTCAGGACATGCAGGTTATTCCTCCATCCGTTGTTGGTCAGACGTCAGGATATGTGTCTGCAATGGTCTCTAATGGTCTCGTGATTGATGCTAGAATTAGGAGCGTCTCGCCGGCCGCCATGCGTAGCATTGGTGATTTCTGGCTTAGGTATGGATACTTGATGAATACTTGGATTAAGTTTCCGAAGACCCTTAGTCTCATGACTGAATTTACGTATTGGAAGATGGCTGAGTGTTACTTGGTTGACACGACTATTCCTGAGGGGTTCAAGGCCAGCGTTAGGGGAATCTTTGAAAAGGGTGTTACCGTATGGCGTTCTCCGCAGAGAATTGGTAATACGAACGTTCGCAACAATCGGATTGACAAGACAGTTAGGGTGACCCTTAGTGAGTAAAAAGGATTATGTGCTTAACGGCATCTACAAGAAAATTATGGCATCTCCCCCGTCTTCGTCAGAGGCACGGCAGATACAGTTGGAACATATGTATCGTCGTCAGTTAATGGGAAAGTGTCTTTCTCGGTTTACCTGGGAGGGGCTACCTAACGGAATTGATCCCCGGTTTATTGAAGCAACTATCTTCAATAACGGGTATTCGGTTTTCTATTTCGATAGTTTCTTCGAGTTGTTTATGGCAATGCCAGCAACAATTTCAGGTCCCCTAGACATTCAGGATAATCCCACGGGATATCGTGTCACTCGAAACGGCGTCTATTCTCGTGAGGTGAGCGCAAGCGAGTCTGTCTGCATTTGGGGTAATCAGGTGCGGGAGCCAGAAATCGACGTTGTGCTTTCGTATGCTGCGCGGCTTGCTCAGATTGACAGGACAATCGAAATTGATCTGTTGAATGAGCGTAACCCGATGATTGTCGCGTGTTCGCAGGACCAGCGCCTTACCATCCAGAATCTCATCTCTAAGATTTACGATGGTGAGCCCGTTGTGTGGGGCACTGAGAATATGAGTATGGATAATCTCGCCAACACTATTGGTGTGTTTCCCCTTAACCAGAATGCTGGTACGGGTGCTGTTTCCTCGATCAAGCACATGGAGTCTAAGTCCAAGATTTGGGGAGAAGCGCTCACAATGCTCGGTATTATGAATGTGAATTCTGAAAAGCGTGAGCGCATGGTGGTTGAGGAGGCGGCCGCTAATTCAGGGCAGGTTCTCGCATCTCGTGAGGCATTTATGAAGCCGCGTGAGTTGGCTTGTGAGCAGATTAATGAGATGTTTGGGCTTAACGTGTCATGCTATTGGGCTGTAGACGACAATGCTGCACCAAACTTTAATGATTATCTTGCTAGTTCTAATTTGACAACCTATGGAGGTGACGATGGCGGTAACAACGATAATGCTTCGTGACGTTGTGCGGATTACTGATGACCATATTGGCCTTGACGATTATCCGATCTTCGACGAAGCATACAGGAAAACACTGAACGATCGGATTAAGAAGACCTATTGGCTTCAAGAAATCGCGCACGAGACTATCGACATTTTTATTTGGCGGTTAAGCCTTAAGATGGAACTGATTATGCCCCGGTATAATCGAATGTATCTGGCCGAACTGCAAAACACTGACCCGCTCGAGGGCAACCGCCACTACAGCGAAACTAGTCAGGACGGTAAGTCCCAGAACTCTGGGATCAACCACCAGACCGGCAGTGGCAGTGGCACCAACAAGTCCAAGGGGCGTACCGTAGGCTCAGACACGCCTCAGACGCGGCTTGCGGGCGATGGGGACTATGCTACGAGTATCAGCGATGCGAGCACGTCGGGTGACACCACTTCGCGTAATGAGTCGGATAGCACGTCTTCGTCGAACAGCAACTATATCAATAATCAGCATTCAAGTTCCTGGGGTTATTCAGGGTCTAAGGCTCGTGCGATTGCTGACTATAGGGGAACACTGCTTAACGTCGACGATCTGGTGATCGCCGAACTAAGTGAACTTTTCATGGGACTGTGGGACACCGACATGCCACACACACCCGGCGGACTAATTAATGGATACTCTTTCGGACTAGGGCTTGGAGGATATTATGGCTACTGGTGACGACATTATTGGATCGATTGACCAAGCGCTTTGGCGCGTCCAGTCGCGGTCGGTGAACAATATTACCCCGTTTACTTATCGTGATGGACTCACATATATTGATGTGCTTGAGCGAATTCGCAGTAGCGTCATCGATGTTATTGCGTTCACGAATTCGTTCGGGGAGGAGCAGGACAAGATTATCGCCAAACTGAATGAGACGGTCACCAATTTCATTACTGAGGTTGAGAAGACTCATTCAGGTTGGAACAAGGAACTGGATGCAAAGAAAACTGCACTCGAGTCTCTGATTGAGGACTTCAAGCGGCGCCTTATTGACGCTGAATTCCGTGAAGTTGACGGCAACTACATTGAGGCGCCACTTAAGTCGCCTGTGGGTAAGCGGGTTACGCTGACGACTAAGGCGTGGGGTGATGCACTTAAGGCCCAGAACACACAGTTTCAGGCAGACATTCAGGGAAAGTTGGATCAACAGCGACGCGACTTTGACAATCGATTCCCGGCATACTACACAAAGACTGAGGCTAATGATATCTTCCTCGAAGACCCAAAGCTCACTGAGGGGGTGGTTATTGGTTCGTCTAATGCGACGATTGAAGCGAGTCGTTGGACCGATTCTCTTTGTCGTGAGTTGGGACTTAATCCGAACGTGTATGCGATTGGTGGGGGTGGTTTTACCTCAACGTCTGACAACAACTTTCTCACACAGTTGGATAATGCTAAGCAGGGAATGTCTGAGGACAAGCGACGTAGAACTAAGTACTTGTTTGTGATCGACTTGCTTAATGATATTCGAGCACAGAATTCGGTGAACGACAAGGCGAATACTTTCTTCAGGCTTGCACGCCAGTACTTCCCTAACGCGGATATTCGAGTGCTCCCGGTTATCTTTAATGAGTCCTCGCTGAATGAATATGTTCAAATGGCTCGGTCTTGTGTGTCTCGAACATTCGAGGTTGTTAACGCTGGCAAGCCTTATGGTGCCGTTGTTTGTGAGGGTTCTCGCGGATGGGTGCACTGGGGCGATGAGCAAGCTAAATCCTGGGACCAGGGCCCGGATAATGTTCACATGACAGCGGCGGGATATACACACGTCAAGGAACTGTTTAAGGTTTGGCTCAATGGTGGTTCGAGTTGGTTTAATCCTCCGTCGGCCCAGTTGCACCCTTTCTCAACTAGTGCTGTTGTTCACGACAACAACTATCTGGTGTGTGAGCGCGATAGGGATTGGGTGAATATTCAGGGCACCTTTAAGGTTGCCGGAAGCAATGCCGGATATGACACTAAGTTAATGGGCCTGCCCGGTTGGGCGCGACCTTACGACGGCGTTATGTCTACCATTGTTGGTAATGACAGAACCTACAAATACATTTACGTTCCGAAAACGAACGGCATCTATGTTGGAGATATTCTCTCCGCTAACCAGACCTACCAGGTGAACATGACCTACAAGATTTGGTGAGTAGACAGGAACAGCCTGCCCCGATAGAATTGGGGCAGGCTATTTCTGTTGGAGGAACTATGGCATGGGACGCAACAGCCAAAAAAGTTGCGATTAAGGCTATTGGTCAGGTTGAGTCGTCTATGGACTATTCGGCAATCAACTACAATGACCCAATTACCGTCGGAATTGCTCAATGGTATGGCACTCGCGCTGCGGCAATTCTGAATCGAATGCGCGGCGCCCATGCTACGGAGTATGCGAACGTCGATAGTAGTTTCAGGTCCCGGCTCGAGTCCGTCCCTGAGTCCGATTCGTCCTGGAATACCTATTACCTGTCTCGCCCTGTAGGAGACAGTCTCAAGCCGTTGCTTAATGCGAGCAAGGACATTCAGGGTGACCAGATTGTCAAGGACCTTGAAAACTATTTCAGTGTTGCTAAACAATATGGAATTAACCCCGACACGGATACGGACGCATTTATTCTCTGGTGCGTCGCCTATCACCAAGGTCCCCGTTACGCTTTTCAGGTCGCCAATCACTATAGTGGTGGTGGCCTTAGCGAGATGTATTCCGACATCATGGCTAACGGTGTTCTGGGGCGCTATAGCAATAGATATACACAAGCCAAAAACATCATTGCTGGCAAGGACACTAGCGGTGTAGGTGAGGGTGGCATTAGTGCAAATACTCCCGGTAATGGTGGTAGTGTCGGAGAGAATTCTCAGTCAGTGACCGTGTCTGGCGGAAAACTAATTATTAGTGCCGACGACTCGGGTATCCTTACCCTACGATCAAAATTTGGTAATTATCAAATGTATTCGCGGGGACACAATCTTTGGGAAGTAAACCTCAAAGATATTCAAGAGAAAATCGTTGGACAAAATCCACAAGCCAACGCCGGAAATGGTGGCGGAGGCGGCGGGGGAAACCCTACTCCCGGTGGCTCCGGCAAAGGTGCGGCCGCGCTAGCATGGGTAATGGCCCGATTGGGAAAATTCGCCTACTGTCAATGTCCTGGGAGACAAGACCCCGACAATTCTGGTATTACGGATTGCAGTGGTTTAATGTATGCAGCCTATAAAGCAACTTCTAATACATTTGTTGGCACTTGGACGGGCGATCAATATTTTCGTGGGGCTGAACCATTTCCGCGCCGTGGTGGGGCTATGACGGCCGCTGAGCGGGCGCAGTTGCGACCAGGGGACATGATCGTTATGGCCTGGAAATCAACGGGTAGTTACTATCCTGAGACGGATCACGTTGAAATGGTGGTAGACTCGAACACCCTTGTGGGGCACGGCGGTAACCCCCATTATGGTCCGGTTACTAAATCTATTGATGTTCTCGCTGGCACTCGCTGGTGGACTGTAAGGCGACATGAATGAAAAAGAAGTTTTCCTACTATAGTTTTTCTAAAGTGCTCTCATATGCGGGAGTATTTAATATGATTATGGGTGCCCGAGGTCTTGGTAAGACCTATGGTGCTAAGAAAATTGTTATTAAGAATGCAATCAACAAAGGCCATCAATTCATTTATCTTCGCCGCTACAAGACTGAACTCAAGGGGCGCAACAGTTTCTTTGCTGACATTCAGCACGAATTTCCCGATGAAGAATTCCGTGTAGAAGGACAGTATGCTCAGCGTAAGGTTGGGAAGAAATGGGAGACCATTGGGTATTTCATTCCGCTTTCTACGGCGCAAGCGAATAAGTCAATTGCATACCCAAATGTATACACAATTATCTTTGATGAATTCATCATTGATAAAGGCTCGTTGCGCTATCTTCCTGATGAGGCTAAAGTCTTTATGGACTTTTATTCCACCGTAGACCGGTATCAAGACCGTGTGCGTTGTCTCATGCTCTCCAATGCAGTTAGCATTATGAACCCCTATTTTATTCGATTTCACATTGAGCCAAAAGAAGGAATTAGCCGTCACGCCGATGGATTTATCGTCACCGATTTCGTGAACAGCGAGCAATTCCAGTCTGAAGTTGCACACACTCGCTTCGGTTCCTTTATCACAAACTATGCCGAGGACTATGCAGACTATTCCATCTCCAACAAATTCGCGGACAACTATGACGACTTTGTCATGAAAAAGACCGGGAAAGCCAAATATGCGTTCTCCCTGCGCTGTCCTGACGGTGAGGTCTCGGTGTGGGTCGACGGTGGGACATGGTTCGCCCAGCGCCGCCAGCCGCGCGGGGATAGGGTAAGATGGGCCTATAAGGTCACGGACCTGCGGGAGGGGGAGAGGCTACTCGTGTATGGTGACAAGGTGCTCAGCATTATGCGCAGCACGTACCGAAAAGGGCGCCTTTTCTCCGACTCGCCCGAGACTAGAAACATGTTCGCTGAAATCTTTGTCCGATGATACACATTAATCCAACCACGATTGACGTTGCCCTAATTCTCGGCGTCATTTCACTAATCACAATTGCGGGGCGTTTCATCTATCGTACCACGATCTTTATGGATCACTTATCCACCATGCTGAATGCATGGAACGGAAAAGATGGAATGCCCAGCGTACTAGACCGGCTTGAAGATATTGAAAACAAACTCAAAGACGTTCAATATCACGTCAAGCCAAATCACGGCGGCTCAAGCGTAGACGCGCAAAACCGTCAACTCAAAGAAATCATTTCCTACCTCAAGGAGAAAAACAATGGGTGAGCACGAGTCCCCCAAGCCCCCCTTCATTCCTGACGCATACCGCATGTGGATTTACACCGTGTGTGTCGGTGTTCTTGTCTGCCTCGGAGTCTGGGGCATTCTTGACGGCGACAAGATTAGTGCGCTGAATTTCCTTTTCGCCGCATTCTTCGGCGTCGCTGCGTCTAACACTCCGCGAGGAAAGACATTCTAATGGTCACCCGCGCAAGCATTATCTCCGCCGCTCAGGAGGAAATCGGCTACAGCCGATGGGCCGACGACGAAGCGGGCACCAAGTATGGACGCTGGTACGCACAGGTAACCGGCTCACCATACTTCGGTGCCTCAGGCGTTCCCTACTGCGATATGTTTGTGTCCTACATTCTCGCCAAGGCCGGCATTAACTGGCTCAGTGCCTACGTCCCCGGCCGCGAGAATCAGGCCCGCGAGCGCGGCGTCCTCATTAACAAATGGGACGTGCGCCCCGGCGACCTAATCACCTTTGACTATCAGGGAGACGGGGAGTCCGACCATATTGGAGTTGCTACCAGTGCACCCTATGGAACGAAGATCGACTCCATTGAAGGTAATACTTCGTGGGGTTATTTCGGGTCGCAGGGTAATGGTGGAGTCGTCACCAATAAGCAGCGCGATATGGATGACGTTGTATGGGGCATTCGTGTAGTCGACGACAATTCCGCTATTTCCAGTAGCGGCGACATTCGAGACATTCAGCGAATTCTCGGTGCTGTACAGGACAACATTCTCGGAACTGACACCGAGAAGCGAATGTGCGCAGTAATCAAGGCCAGCAACTGGGGAGGCCGAGGGTTCCCCTGGGGCGTCGCCTACACACAGAGCGTCATAGGCACAGAGCCAGACGGAATTTGGGGCGACGCCAGCATGGCAGCCCATGACCGCGTCATCGAGTCCCTACAGGGCGCCCTAGGCGTCACCATCGACGGTGTATGGGGCCCCGAGACCTGGGCCGCCTGGGAGCGACTAGCCCGCACCGCAGAGCGCCCATAATAAATAGTTAACCCCCGGAAGGAACCAACCACTTCCGGGGGTTAACTATGTCCTCACATATCAAGTGCTGTCAAATCAACTCCAATCGACTCAAGACAATCATAATAGAATTTGCGGCATTTCTCTCCGCCGTTGTGTCCGAACCGCTTAATCGTATTTTGTCCTGTCAATTTGTCTGAAAACACTACGCGATTATCGGGCCAACCATATACATCAAGGCGATAATCAACACCATCAATCAGAATGTGATCACACCTAACCGCGATATTGTATCCCGGAAGTTGATCGACTAGATTAAGTTTCTTGGCGAATTCTCTGAATTGATACATTAGAGCACTCCCATGCTTTCCAGTCCCATTTCCATTAGTGCTTCGTTTCTTTCACTTAGTGAATTGTAGTGAATAATAGAGCCACTCTCGGTCTCAAACGGGCACCACACTTCCATTGTGTAATCATTAATCAAGCGAAATGCTGTGTAACCACAATAAAGAATGTTGCTACCACCCTGCGTGTAACACTCTCTCATTCCATAACAACGCAACTTTCTTTTAATCGTCTGCGTCAACACCGTCTTCAAACTCCACCGACCACTTCACCATCGCCGCAGCAATCTCCGACGACTCCCCAGCATCAGTTCCCTTCAAATACCAACGAGAGTCACCCGTGCGCTCAAGAATTATCTGACTCATTACATTCCCTATCCATGTCGCAGACGAAATTTCTCATTGAATGAAACACTGTGTCTGTGTGGCCTATTTCTCCAATAATAGAGAGTTTCTTTTTCTTGTAAATCAATACCCAAAAAATAAAAGAACCGATTGTTCTTGCACTCAGCATAATCGTTGGTGTTTTAACGATTATGTCTTCTTGGTTAGCCGCATAATCAATTATGTCACCAAGTAACCATTTAAGCGAATTATCCATGATTAATGATTCCGCTTTCAATTCCCGTTTTGCTTGAAATTATTTTATCAATGGAAATTATGTGATATTCCTTCGATCTATTCCTCCAATAATGAATGCGACCAGTATCCCTGTAATAACCAACATGATAACCATTCAGCAACACATTAGTAATAAAATTAGAAACCTTCCAATTGGTGAGAGTGACAAAATCGTCACCCTCACCATGATGCGACCTACGCCTCACAACCGATCACCAAACCAGGCCAACAACTCCCATTGCGAAGAAAACCTCCAAGACTCGCCTCCATGAATAACACGCCAACTACGGACACTAGTCCGAATCACCAAGTACTCCTCCCCATCATAAGAAAGCACTCCCTTGCTTCCGTGCCTCCAAGTCCGAACACTATATCCCGCCGCCTCATACGCGCGTCCCGCGCCCTTACCAAGAAGAATTTCAAACTCGCTCATCTCAGTTCTTTCCATTCCGTGCGGCCCATCACCGCCCCGTTCATGTATTAATAATGCACC